GTCTCCTTGCTGATGCTTTCGGGGTCGGGATTATCAGGAACATTTCCTTCTATCAGTTCGTTTCCTACGAGCTTGAAGGCATGACCGCGCTCCCTCGCACCGACCAAATTGTGTTGTTCAGGGGTATAGCTTGGACCTAAGTCTTTGAGGACGATCACTTTGTTGGCATTCATGATTGCTTTTTGAAAGTATGTTATTTGGTTTTAAGAAGGTCAAAATCCGTTTTTACAAAAAAAGGGTAATGCACTAGTGCAAACAATTCTTATACTATGAATCTAGACACATCTTCTCTCTCTGTTGAACCACTGTATTACCTGTTTGAGCTTCTGGTTCATGGTTACAGAATAGATGAGGACGGGGTATGCCCGGTGTCGATGATCTTGGATTGTCTTTCGATATTTCATAACCAAGCTGCATTTGATCTCGCTATAATCGAGTTAATCGGTTTCTTAGAACAATCTATGTACCTAGACTATTCCACTCCTTATAACGATTTAACGCCTCTTATGTTGGCCATCCATTTAGGCAAGTTCAGATTAACCCATTTCATTTTGTGTAGGTCGATGGATATCAATGTAAATTACATTTCTGTAAAGACGGGTCACACCGCCTTGATGTTGGCGACGTTACATCACCGCCCTGATCTCGTTTATATTATTCTCAAGTATTCCCAAACCGATCCTTATATTTTGGATCGTAATGGTTTGACGGCTTTTTGGATTGCAGTTTGGGATATCAAAACCGACTGGGACTTGATTGAGATACTCGATTCGTCGTAAACACTTACGATTTCACAAAAAATGGGTTAATTTCTTTTAATCGAATTGTTTGTCGGATTCAATAAGTGAATGTCCAATCGTTTGTCTCGCACAAAGTCTCCATTACATGAAGAGTTTCCTCTTCTGGGGATGAAAAATGAAAGCAAAACAATCTGTCATTTTATTGCTGCATTCCAGTTCCTATTAGTAGCTGTCTTTAGAAATGCAAGCAATATGAAACCAGATCAATTTGTAGGTATATTCACAACAGGATCTCGTACACGAACAGGGTTTTTTCCGAACACAGTCCTGGTAGACATCTTTTATCCAGGAGATTGGGAAACAAAACACATGTTTGCCTATGAAACTCTCAATTACATGATTCGTTATATCAACGGAACTGGTCTATACAATATCAACATCAACTTGGTCGAAATATTCTATCATGAAGATAACAAAATAACATATCAGGGCTATGATTTAGGCCACTTTGTTAACAATCAATTGAGAGGCCGACAACTAGAAAATCACTTAGCAGTTCAAATTACTATTTTTGAAAAACTTGTTGTGCCTGATATGATTTTCATCGAGAACACTGACATAATCTTCGAGGTCTCTGCAATTATCGCTCATAGTCGTAGTAAAAGCCATTTTATCGCTTATGTCAATTACGTCGGTGTATGGTATGTGGCCAACGATGACGAGGTCACGCGTCATGATACTCTTGACGACTGCATGGAAGCCAACCCTGACTTCTCCCCAAGCATTGTCTTGTTGTCCAAGGTGCAATGATTAGTTCTACCTATTCATATTTCTGTATTAGCGTTTTGTAGCTATATGTACATATTACATACTGTTCGATCTTATATTCTATTTTTTTGCTTTTTCAACCCTGTAAAAAAGGGTATGGAGTGTATCAAACACCAGTTTCCAAAAGAATAAGGAAAGATGGAAAGCGTCAAGTCTTCTTACAAGTATTCGATTGAAATGTGTGGTCGTCAAGCCCACGAATTCAGTCAATACTTTCGTTATCACTTTAAGGATCAACCTATTGAAAACGATGTAAAAGAGTTTGATTTCTTGCCTGATAGCGACACGGGTGAATTAGTGTTTGGTCCAAGTGTTCATCAAAAACCCCTCTACGGATTCCACTGGGTTCACGAGGGTGAAAAGATCTTCGTTGAAGCTCACGAAGAAGGAAATGAACCCGTGGATCTATTCGCATATTTCAAAAGGCTTCGAGTATATCATAATGACATCGAATTCCTGAAGAAATTTGTAAGTCATGCCTGGAAAACGTCAAATACGCTGACTTCCAAAGAAATCAATTCCATCAAGTTATACACCAGTCATGTTAAAGGCTATTTTGATTTCCGCGGTTTCGTATCATCCCAACCCTTTGATAGTATTTATTTACCCGTTGAACTAAAAACGACGATTGTTAAGCACATCGATACGTTTATTGCAAATAAAGATCGGTATGTAAAATTCGGTCGCATGTACAAGACGGCTTTCCTGTTAACGGGTGTGCCTGGATCCGGAAAATCGAGTCTCGTTAAAGCGATTGCTCATAAATACATGAGACCGGTTTACGTCATAACTCTGACCAAAGAAATGACAGATGACTCACTTAATCAAGTCAGCCAAGAAATCATCAAAAACTCGATTTTACTGATAGAAGATATCGATGCGTTTTTCATTGATCGTAGTCCGAATGGAATTAATGTGTCTTTTAGTGCTTTACTCAATTTGATCGACGGTCCTATGAGTGCATCCAACGGTTTAATTACGTTCTTGACGGCTAATAACCCTGATCGCTTGGATCCTGCTTTAATTCGCCCGGGGCGTGTTGACCAGATTTTCAAATTCGATTACCCGCGAAAGAGCGAAATCTTCGCTGCCTTTAAGGATTTAACAGGCTGTGATGATGCGGTCAAGTTTCAATCGTTTTATGACATCATGAAAGGATCGCGTATTTCTATGTCTGCCTTTGTTGATTTCCTGTTTCGCCATCCGACCGATTACATGGAAAATGCCGAAGAATTATTGAATCAGACACGAATCTTAGAAGATATCACCAGCTCAGAAAAAAAAATGTATTCCTAATGTATTCTGAAGGAATACTGAATTCGTAAACCAAAGAAGAAGCTATGTACAAATAGCTTTATTTTTAGGTGTACATGCTAAAGATCGCACTTTCTAGTTTATTTGCTAACTTCAGTTTCTCGATAATAGATTTAACCATATCCGGTGTAATCGTCAGTGGCAATGTATAAGGCACGCAGCCCAGTGTATTGGGAGGCACGAGACGACCGAGGTTGATCGTCGAGAAGATCCCTTCAAGTGCTCTACGGAGATTGCGGACACCTGCTTCATTTTTGATGAGGTTCATTACCTGTTTTATCGTATCGTCTGTCATTGTAATGTCAGACGGATTCAATTGAAATTGTTTGTATAAGCTGGGGATCAAATAGCCCTTGGCGATTGATATTTTGTCCGCTGAGGAATACGAATCGACTTCGATTTGCAACATACGGTCTCGGAGAATTGGGCTGACCAATTCAGGATCGTTGTACGTGAATACGATAATACACCGACTCAAATCGATGGGGATTTCTTGGAAATAACGGTCAGTGAAAGCTCCATTCTGCATCGGATCTGTAAGATGAATAAGAATGCCGGTGATCTCCTCTGAACGACGTTGAGGAATCTTGTCTACTTCGTCGAAATAGAGGATAGGATTCATGCATTTGGCTTCCATCAATGCAGAGGCGATTTGACCGTAATGCGATCCTTCATAGGTGTATCCATGTCCTTCGAGCATAGAGCCATCATTTGCTCCGGCAAGAGGAATGGATGCGAACGGGAGTTGGAGTGCTTTGCTCAGACCGTCTTTGATGAGCGTAGTCTTTCCTACACCGGGTTTGCCGTGAATGCCAATGACACACCCTTTGGTATTTCTATTCACGATCCATTGTGCTAGATAACGGATAATTGTATCTTTGGCTTCTTTATGGCCAAATACGGATTCATCGAGTATTTGTTTCGTGTTTTTAAGAAACAAACCGATCTGTTCTTGTGTAGTATTAGTAGAATTGACGATAGGAAGTCCCGCATACTTGCCCATGGGCAGTCGACATAAAGACTCGATATAGGCTTTCAATTTTTGATATTCCCCATTCATAGTTTGCATGGCCTCCAGTGTCTCGACTTTGCGGAGGGCAAGTGTTTTGACCGCCATATCGATATTGCTTGAAAGTATCCTGAATCGGTAAGGTGTCTTTATCTCGGCTGCCATGATATCATGAACTGTTGTTTCCGTATCTGCTATAGAAAGCTGTTCATTAGCTGGAAGAGATTTGTAGAAAGTCAGTTCATCTTTGGAGTATTGGTTGAATCGCGGGTTTTTCTTTTTCATTTCTGTTAGCGTCATTGAGCCTGATCTCTTTCGTGTTGTTGGTGATTTAGTAGCGTTTTCATTTTCTGGGTCTTGACTTTCTTCCATGTTTTCTTTAGATTTACTGGAACAACATGTTTTTTTCGAAGGAATAGTTTCCTTTTCCTCTTCCTCCTCTTCTTCCTCCTCTAGTGTTTGTTTGCGTTTAAGTTTGAATATAATCATAGGATCTGATATCTTATACATCTCTGCCAATCCTTGTGATTTCATCATATCTTGGATTGAAAACTGCGGATTATCTTCTTCGTCCTCGGAATCGTCTTCTTCCTCTGCATCGTCTTCTTCTTCGTCTTCGTTTTCTTTTTCATCTTCATACTCGTCATTTGCTTCATCCTCTTCATAGTAAGCTTCTTCCTCTTCGTCTCCATCATAATAAAAACGTTTGTGCTGTTTATTACGACCTATTACTATTTTCGGATACAGATCATATTCATCGTTTACCGGCGAATATTCTTCGTCTGAAGAAGGAGAATATGAACTATCATCATTATTTGATTCTGTATCGCTCTCTGATTCAGAGCTCGATGAGGGCGGTTGATCGTCTGATTTAGTCCGAGAACGGCGTGCTTTTTTGGGTTTTTTCTTGTCTTTGTCTTTTTCTTTTTGTTGGTCTTTGTCTTTTTCTTGCCGAGATCGTAAAGGGTACTCGTGTGATACTGTATTTTCCATTGGTTGATTTATATCGGTTATAATTTCACTGTCTATTAATCTTTAAGTCCTTTTTGCAGTTTTATGCAACAGGTGTTAGAATTTCTTTGTCTTTTTCCTTATCTCCGAAATTAAAGTGAACCTCGGGGAGTTTTCTTTTGGAAAGGACATCGATGATCTCGATATATCGATTGCAACTAGCTTGTAACGTTTCTTTATCGCTTGCTAGCATTTCGACTCGTTTGTTGAGTTCATTAAGCCGGATGTCTTTCATCATCGATTCAATTTTGACAACTTTCATGTCGTGTTCGATTTTTTCGAGGACTTTGAGAGAGATTCTGACCAGATCTGTCGGAGGTCCTGATGATTCATTCTCGTCATCTGACTGATCAGAAGTAGTGGCGGCGGGTGGGTTTTGGGGGGTAGGGGGTGGAATCCTAGTCGGGGTCTGAGTGGGTGTGGAAGTGGGAGCTTCGTCGTCAGAATCATCGCGAGTTTGAGGAACGTTCTTATTGCCTGATTCAGAGGCTTTCTTTTGTAATTCAAGACAGTAACGTGTCTTTTGTTGATGGGTCTGTAAATAACCCTTAGAAGAAAATTGTTTATTGCAGAATTCACACTCCATCCCTCTTTATTCGTATGATACTACCCTATAGTGAAGGTCCTTTAAGTAGTTTAACAAGCAGTCAAGAGACACTAGCGGGTGTACAATCCTGACGATTTTTTAGATTTATGGCGTTTTTTGTATAAAAATGGACGCGGATCATTTCAAATATAAAGTACCATACCACAATGGGCTGCACTACATCTAATACTGTTAACATTCCTACGACCTCCACGAAGACTAAACCTGATACTGTTCAGGCCAAGACCGCTGATGTTGTCGTTGTAAAGAATAACAATGAAAGCGCCGAGCAACGCGCCGAGCGCGAGAAGCGCGAGAAAGAACGCGACGAGAGCAATTATAAACGCGATAGAGAACTCGCTTTTGAACTTAGTAAATTATTATACAATCCAGAAACAAATGGCATGTTCAAAGAGCATGAGATAATGTATCTGATAAGATAATGTAAGTATTTTTATTTTGCTGTGATGGAAGACAGCTTGCTCCTGAAAGTCGATGAGTTTGCTTTGAGATTGGACACTTCATTTACAGCCGGACTATACACTTGTACTTTGTCTAATTCGAGAACTCCGTTTTCTTGATACAAGTCGTCTCGCGCCGTAATAATCGAATCATTCAACCCGGAGTTGGTCATAGAGTCGATAAGTTTATTGGCACTGGGGTCCGTCTCTTGTTCTCCATTTTCGTTTGTAAAGACGAACTTTTGTCTCGAGACATCAGTGCACTTGTATAGAAGTTCTCCATTGGGAGATTTCAGAATAATCTCGCCCATCATTTTCGCCAATCCCGCCTGGCCTTCGGCCAATACTTCTTTTGTTAAATGTTGGCTTATTAAAGATCGCATTTTCTCGGTGTCTTTCAGGTTGAGCGTGTACATGTTGATGATGTTATTTGTGGTGTTGTTATTGTTACTATTTGTGTTTCGAGTGTTAGTTTTTCGTTTTGTTTTTTGTGCGATTTCTTTGATAATTGCATCCTTTTCGTCGATTTTAGATTCGAGTTTGCTTTTATCCAATTGCAGTGTTTCGATTGTATTCTTAAGCTCTCTTATTGTTTGTTCTAATGAAGAATTGTATATTTGAAGTTCGTTATTAGTGTAAGGTATTACCTTTTGTGTTTGCTTCTGTAATTGATTTTTTTGTAAATCAAGACAATACTTTATATTATTTTGATGGTATTTAAGCTTGGAGCTGTATTGAAACGTTTTATTGCAATATTGACACTCCATGTCAGTTCTATACTTTATGATTATGTTATCCTTATATAGTTTTTGTTTTGAATTATATTGCATGTTACTTCGAAGTTTGCAATTAACTTTGACTTTTCCAAATCTCGACAAAGTCTCTGCAAAAGCAAAAACTTGAATTGTTTTCGAGGGGTCTCAATTAACACATTTGGTATTAGTGTTTTTGCAAAAGCAAATCTTTGAATTAACTTTGACTTTTCCAAATCTCGACAAAGTCTCTGCAAAAGCAAAAACTTGAATTGTTTTCGAGGGGTCTCAATTAACACATTTGGTATTAGTGTTTTTATGAAACCAATGTTTAGAATTATTTCGGACTTTTCCAAATCTCGACAAAGTCGTTATTAAACCAAAGTTTGGTATTATAAAAACACCTAATTCAAAGAAGCTGTTGGTCTTAACCGTTTTTCACCTAACCAAAATCTTCAATTACAAAGACTTCCCAGGAAATTTCCGGAAATACTTTTAAAACCAACATTTGGTATTCTAAAAACACTTAATTGAAAGACGCTGTTGGTATTAACCATTTTCACATAACCAAAATCTTCAATTACAAAGACTTCCCAGGAAATTTCCGGAAATACTTTTAAAACCAACATTTGGTATTCTAAAAACACTTAATTCAAAGACGCTGTTGCTATTAACCATTTTCACATAACCAAAATCTTCAATTACAAAAACTTCCCAGGAAATTTCCGGAAATACTTTTAAAACCAAATTTTAGTATTCTAAAAACACTTAATTCAAAGAAGCGGTTGGTATTAACCGTTTTCAAATAACCAAAATCTTGAATTACAAAAACTTCCCAGGAAATTTCCGGAAATTTCTCGAGATCCAGATTCTGGTATTCTATTTATGACAATTCTAAAATAAGTAAAAGCATTTTTTGGATAATGTTTTGAAAACACTTCTAAATCAGTTGGATATCCGGAAAACTTCTTGAAAACAAGTTTAGAGACATTTCTTGCATTTTTCTATGATTTTCATTATTCTGATTTTTTGAATTACTTTTTTTTACTAGACTAGAAATTTTTTTGATTTTTTTTTACAGAAAGTATTTTCCAAGGGCCCTTCCTACACACACATTTTCTTTTTGCATTTGTGTGTGTAGGAACAGTAAAAATCTATGTACCCCTCCTAAAAAAAATAATCTGTATGATGTAAAGTTCAAAAGACAAACATGGGGTTCAATGGCGAAAGACCATAGATATACTCGAGTACCATATCCAATAATTGTGAATTACTATAACACGTATTTAGCAGAGGCGTGAATACTCCGGACAGCTCTCTAGCTGCCTCTTTTGTAAATCCAGATTTATGAAGAAACTCTTCGAACGAGATCAGTTGTCGTGTATCGTGATTGTTGGTGTCGGTATTGGTATCTGTATCTTCGTCTTCGTCTTTGTCTTTGTCATCATCGTTCTCAGGTATGATGATATTGTATAGGGTCGATAGATGTGCGAATCGAATTCGCGCTTTGGTTATGATGGTCTCTTCTGTATCTGATTCGGAAATAACTCCGATAATCCACATTGAACGTGATTTAGAATCGTCAACCATCTTCTATGATCAGTCCAGAGAAAAGCTATGTCGAAAAAAAGGAGACACCTGGTTCCTAAACCCATTTAAAGTCTCTGCACCTATTATTAAGAGAGGCCATCTACCATGTCTATCTACAAGGAATTGTCCTCTGACCAAGAGATTAAAACCATCAAAGGGATTCAATTCACCATCATGAGTCCCGAAGATATCCAGCGACGTTCGGTTGCCGAAGTCGTGTCCACGGATACCTTCACTGGTAATATCCCTGTGATTGGAGGAATCTTTGATCCGCGCATGGGTGTCATCGAACATAACCAAACCTGTAAGACGTGCGAACAAAAGACGACTTTCTGTCCTGGACATTTCGGTCATATCAAGCTAGCCAAACCCGTATTTTACATCCAATTCTACGATACCGTTAAAAAAATTATGCGCTGTGTCTGTTACCGCTGTTCGGCCTTGTTGAAAACCTCTGATGAACTCTTTTCCCGTAAGATCATCACTCGCAAGGCTTCTCGTCAAAAGCGTTTTGACAGCATCTACAAAGCTTGTACCAAGCAAGCCGGTAGCAAGACCTGCTCCAAATGCTCCGCCAAACAACCTGAGAAGATTACCCGTGCTCCAGAGGGCCGGATTACTCTCGAGTGGAAATCCAAAGAGGAAGCAAGCGAAGATGCTCAGCCTGTCGGAGAGGGCGAAGAAGGCATCTATCGCCAAATCTACTATGCCGAAGATGTGCTGACTATTCTTAAACGAATTACTGACGAAGATTCCGAAATCATGGGATTTTCACCGGAGCTGAATCGTCCTGAGTGGATGATCTGCACGGTCTTCCCGGTGCCGCCTCCCGCGGTGCGTCCTTCGGTCCGTACTGAAACAGGCCAACGTGCTGAAGACGATCTCTCTCACAAACTGGGAGATATCATCAAAACCAATAATACCCTCAAACAAAAAATAGAGAAGGGCTCGACTCCCGATCAAATCGAGAATTGGCTTTTCGTTCTTCAGATCCACGTCTTCACTTTCGTGGACAACCAGATTCCCGGAGTCCTTCCGGTGAAACATCGTACGGGTCGTCCCTTCCGCGTTCTGCGCCAACGCCTGAAAGGCAAAGAGGGCCGTATCCGTGGCAATTTGATGGGCAAACGTGTTGACTTCTCGGCGCGTTCGGTTATCACACCCGATCCCAATATCAGCATCGACGAACTAGGTATGCCTGAGAAGATCGCCATGAATCTGACGGTACCTGACATCGTCACTCCTCAGAACAAGGAGCGTCTCACCGGGCTGGTGCGCGCTGGTCCCAATTTCTATCCCGGTGCCAAGTACCTCCACAAGATGCGCGAAAACCGCAAAATCATTCTTAAATCGGCGGATCGCGAGTCTATCGAACTCGAGGAGGGCGATGTTGTGGATCGTCATATGCAAAACGGTGACTACGTCCTGTTTAACCGTCAGCCATCTCTACACAAGATGTCTATGATGGCGCATCGTATCCGTATCATGCCGTACGATACTTTCCGTGTCAATGTCTGCGTTACTAAACCGTATAACGCCGATTTTGATGGTGATGAAATGAACGCTTTCATTCCTCAGAGCATGCAGACAGAGAACGAGCTGATTATGTTGGCTTCTGTTCCGACCCAGGTTATCAGTCCTGGCCACGGTGGTCCCATTATCTCTGTGGAACAGGATGTCGCGCTCGGCATTCATCGTATCAGCAAGAATTCCGTCTTCTTGACTGAGAAGCAGATCTTCAACTTGCTGGCAACCAATCGCAACTTCCGTGGTCAAGTTCCTACGCCCGCTATCGGAACTGGAATGGAAGACCCTGATCGTCGCTGGACAGGAAAACAGATGCTATCTATGGTCATTCCCAAGTCGGTGAATATCCATCTTCGTAAAGAAGATACCGATGGTGGCGACCTTATCATTCGTAATGGTGAGATTCTAAACGGTGTTCTCGCTAAGAAGGATTACCAGACTCGAACTTATGGCCTGGTTCATACCGTCTACAACGAGAACGGTCCCGAAGCCACACGAGGCCTCTTTGACAACACACAGAGCCTGGTGTGCGATTTCCTCGTTATGAACGGCTTCTCCGTCGGTGCTTCTGATATGATCTTGGATCAGTCTATTATCGACAAGATTAAGACGATTGTCCATGATGCTAAAGTAGCGGTGTATGCCAAGATCCATCAAATCCATATGGGTACGTTTGAGAATGTGTCGATCAACAGCAAGCAGGAGCATTTCGAAGAAGAGGTCAGCAAGATTCTGAACGAAGCCAGCAAAACCATCAGTAGCATGGCCTTCAAAGGTATCCCCGATGACAACCGCCTGATGAACATGATTCGTTCTGGTTCTAAAGGAGATGCGCGTAACCTGAATCAGATTACGGCGTTCCTGGGTCAACAGGCTGTGGAAGGCAAGCGCATCGAGTATGGTTTTACGGATCGGACGTTGCCGCATTTCACTCGTTACGATGATGGCCCCGAAGCACGTGGGTTCGTCGAGAATTCGTTCCTCAAAGGCTTGTCACCGCAGGAGTTCTTCTTCCACGGTATGGGCGGGCGTGAAGGGCTGATTGACACAGCGGTTAAGAGCGTGACTGGCGATACACCTATCGTCATTCAAGAAAATGGGGTGTGCAAGTATGTCCAGATCGGCGATTGGATCGACAGTCACTTGGATAACCCTGAAAATAAAGAAGATGTCGCTCATTTCGAGGAGCGTCAGATGGAGTATCTTCCTCTCAAGACCAAGACCTTCATTCCGACGATGGATTCAGATGGTCACATGACCTGGGGTGAGATGACGGCGGTGACGCGTCATGATCCGGGTACCGAACTCTATGAAATCGAGACCCAAGGCGGGCGCAAGGTCATCGTCACCGAGTCCAAGTCGCTCCTGATTTGGGATCATGATCAGAAGCAGTTCTTGGAGAAGCCGACTCCCGAGGTTGTTGTGGGAGATTTCGTCCCCGTGACGATGAACCTGCCCGCTCCTCCGGTCATCGTCCGTTCTGTCGATTTGAGCGAGCAGTTTCCCAAGACGGAGTATATCCACGGGACGGAGTTCCACACCGCGGTACGAATGATGAATGCCGCTATGGACGGTCGCATCCAGATTCCTCGCGGCTGGTGGGAGGAGCACAACGGCAAATCGTTCACGACTCCCTATACCAAGAAGGCTAGTTTGACGCGTGTGACGAGTGGTCGCTCTAATGTAGAGAATATCCGTGAAGGCTACATCTATCCCTATCAGGCCACTCGTGAATGCGGGCATATTCCGGCGCAGTTCGAGTTGAACCATGAGAATGGTGTCTTTATCGGGCTTTATCTGGCGGATGGGTGTGTAAACTACAGCGGTGGCACTGTCTCTATCACCAAAGAAGATCAAGGTGTCAAAGACTTTGCCACTCAGTGGTTCACCAAACACGGTATGAAGAGCAAGGTCAAGATCGAAACACGGGAACGTGGAACTATCCATGATACGATCGGCTATTCACGGATGCTAGGTCAATTCTTAGACAAGTTTGTGGGACACGGTGCGCGAAACAAGTATGTCCCCGATGTGGCGTTCGTGGCTCCGAATGAATTCGTGGTTGGATTGCTGAGCGGCTACTTCAGTGGAGATGGACATATTCGTCAAAGCGGAGTTACATCGTCATCCACATCACGACGTTTAACGGAAGGCATTGCGATGTTGTGCAATAGATTAGGCATCTTCTCGAAAATATCTACAACTCAACAGCTTTCGAATAATTTGGGTACACAAGACATTGCCCCTATTCATCATATTTCGATTCGTGCTCAATGGGCATCTAAATTTAAGGATCAAGTGAGTTTGATTGTTCCGCACAAACAACAGACACTCGATGATATGAATCCACCTGAATCTCATCGCAACTATAATTCTCATCATGACGTAGTCAAAGATCCAATTAAAACCATCAAAATTATTGATGTGTCAAAATACCCTAAAGTTTATGATGTGACTGTTCCTTCAACTCTCAATTTTGGTTTGGCAAATGGGATCAATTCCAGGGATACTTCAGATACCGGATATATCCAACGCAAACTCATCAAGGCCATGGAGGATTGCAAGATCCAGCCGGACTTGACTGTTCGCAACGCTACGGGCGGCATTATCCAGTTCCTCTACGGCGAAGACGGTATGGATGCGGTCAAACTCGAGGCGCAATCCCTGGATTACATCGATGACAAGAAGGATATCCCGGCGCTCGAGGACTTGTACCTGATTTCCCATAAGGATAGCCTGAAACATGTTCTGACAGAAGACGTACATGAGGCGTTCTATAAAGATGAGGCCTGGCACACCATCTGCCGAGAGCATTTCGATGAGATTTTGGCGGACCGTGATTACATGATCTCCAAAGTCTATAAGGGTACGCTCGATCGCGATATCAACTTCCCGGTGTGTTTCCCGCGTATCCTGCGGAATACTGAGGTCATGTTCCAGACGGATAAAGTCCGGCTGCCGAGTGACTTGAATCCGCTCGATGTGATTGAGACGTTGGACGAACTCATGGACTCTTTGCGTCTGATCAAGCATGCCCACAGCAGCCAGCACAAGTTGCTCGGCATCATGCTTCGATGCTACCTATCTCCCAAGCGTCTCATCATCAAACACGGCTTTGGTAAACTGGCTTTCGAACACATCATCAAGATCGTCCGACACAAGTTCTATGATGGCATGGCGCATCCCGCAGAGATGGTAGGAGTTGTATCGGCGCAGAGTATCGGCGAACCAGCTACACAGTTATCGGTTCCTTTTGCGCATGGTGTACAAGTCCTCCTCCCTGATAATTCAATCTACCGCGGCCCAATTGGCGGCTTTATTGACGGCCTGCTGGAGAAGACTCCGGAACAAGTCGTCGACTTGGGCGGTGAAAGCGTGGTGATGCCGACGAAAGGCCGCCGATTCCAGATCATCGGTGTCAGCGACGACGAGAAGACATCCTGGAAAGAGATCTCTGAGGTGAGCCGTCATCCGGCGAATGGAGGCTTGGTCAAAGTGACGACGCGCAGCGGTAAGTCGACGAGTGCGACCTTGAGTCATTCGTTCTTGAAACGGACGGAAACGGGTATTGTCCCGATTATGGGATCGGACTTGAAAGTCGGAGACCGTATTCCAGTGGCCAAGTACATCCCGGTGATCGAAAACGCGTTGACGACAATTCGGGTAGGAGATGAAGACATGGCACTGGATCGCGACTTTGGATGGTTCTGCGGAGCCTTTTTGGCGGATGGATGTATCAATAAATCGAATCGTATTAGCATATCCAAGGTGATTCCTGAATATTATGAGAGAGTCAACCAGTTTGCGGCCAAGCTTGGAAAAGTCGCAAAACAATACCACAAGACCCCTCATACGATCAAGTATAATAAATCAGAACCAAGCAAGTTATATAACAGCATGGAAACGACGTTCAGCCATGCCAATCTCGCTCGCTTCCTCAACGAGAACTTCCACAACGGTTCTTACAACAAACGTGTGCCTTCGTTCGTCTATGCGGCCAACTTGGAGTTCATCCGCGGTGTGATCGGTGGCTACTTTGATGGAGATGGTAACGTTCATGATGGACACGGAAAGGGGATGATTCGATCGGCTTCGGTCTCCGAAGACCTGACTATCGATATGATTCAACTCCTGTCGTATACCGGTATCTTTGCATCCAAGTGCATCGAACACCGACCCGAAGAAGAGCGTGGCGACTTGCACACCATCCAGATCTCTCGAAAATACGCGGCCCAATACAAAGAACAAGTCGGGTTCAGCGTCCATGAGAAAGCCGCCGCTCTCGACGAGGTCATTGCTTATACCCAGCGCGAGACCGCTAAGACCGCTCAGGAATACATCGACAAGATTACCGATGTGGGGAACCTGATTGCTGATATTGGAAAAGCCCTGGCTCTCCCGGGTCAGAGCCGGAATTACGGACGCTGGCGCAAGAAGGAATCGATCGGACGTGCGACGTTGATCAATTACATCGGGATCTTTGAGGCAGCGAATGCCGAGGAGGCCGACCTGAAGATCAAAGCGGAGGTGACCTCTAAGATTGAGCGTCTGAAACAGGCGGCCTTTAGCGATGTTATCTGGGACGAGATTGTCGATCTAGAGTACCAGGAAGATCCGGAAGAATATGTCTATGACTTTACGGTACCTGGCAACGACAGCTTTATGATAGATTGCAACATTTTGGTTCACAACACTCTAAATTCAGTCGAATGGAATACCGAGCTATTGCTTCGTCACGGAGATGGGTCCCTGAAGCGTCATAAGATCGGCGAGTTCATTGATAATAACCTACTGACGAATAAATCTATCGAACATCATCCTCATGATACCCAGCTAGGTTGGACAACTGACATGGGTCTAGAGATCCTGTCTTGTGATGAAACAGGTCGTATTGGATGGAACAAGGTAGAGGCGGTGACTCGTCATCCTGTCATCAACAAAGACGGTACCAATACGCTCTTGAAAATCACAACTGACAGTGGTCGTGAAGTCATTGCTACGAAAGCCAAGTCATTCTTGAAACGTGTGGATAACAAGATCCAAGGTGTCAATGGAGATGAGTTGAAAGTCGGTGATTATCTGCCTGTTTCCTCGGTCCTTCCGACTGGTTCTTCAATGAAGACTTGGGATGGAGAGACACTAGATGAAACCAGCGGTTGGCGTATGGGAATGTCTGATACTCCCTATTATATGGAGTCGGAACAACGACGCGTTCCGTCTGCCTTCTTCGCGGCTTCAGATTCGTTTATTCGTGCATTCGTCAACGGAGTGATGCATGAAAAGACAGACCTGATCTCATCATCGAGAGGTTGGCTTGAAGATATTCGGCAGTTACTGGTCAAACTAGGCAAGCAGTCAAGTATTCGACGATATTCAGATAGCGAGTACATCTTGTCTATTGGAACCCAGAAAGACGATGTCATCCCCGATGTAGTCACTCAACAGTTCTCGACGATAACTCTTCATCGTTCTGAAATCGATACCTATCTTCGCTTGGCACAGTTCCCGGAAGATAGAGCCATCCTAGAAGCCATCAAAGCTGAGACGATTGTGTATGACAAGGTGGTATCGATCGAAGAAGTGGAAAATGGGTATCCGTATGCATATGATCTGACTGTCGAAGGAACGCGCAACTTTAACCTCCTATCAGGTCTGGCGGTTCGGGACACTTTTCATTCATCCGGCTCGGCTGAAGCCACCAAGACGGTTCGTGGTGTACCTCGCCTCAAGGAACTCCTCAGTGTTAGCAAAAACATCAAGACTCCTTCGATGACGGTGTATATGAAGAAGCCGATCAACGCGGATGCCTCCAAGATCAGTGAGATCAAGACCCATATCCAGACAACCTACGTCAAAGACATCCTCAAGAGCTCTGCGATTTACTATAGCCCTCTGGATATCAATACGGATATCGAGGACGACAAGGACTTCATCGATACATACAGGATGTTTGGAGATATGACCCCGGAATGCGAGAAGGATATGTCACCCTGGCTCCTGCGTCTGGAGTTCGATAAGAACAAGATGCACGACTTGCGAATTACGATGGCAGACATTCATCTGACTCTCGATGCAGGTTACAAGGACCATATCCATTGTATGTTCAGTGATGATAACGCGGATAAGCTAATCTTCCGTATCAAGCTGACCAATGCGGCTACTGAAGATATGCTGACGGACTTGAAGGCCCTCGAACAGAATATCTTGAGCGGCGAACATGCGCTCATCAAGGGCATCAACAAAGTGAACAAAGCCGAGATCCGAAACAGCAAGGACCTCCCGCGATATAACAAAGAGATCCAACACTTCCAACGTCAGTTCGAGCTCTATATGATTACCGACGGCAGTAACTTGCTGGATATTTTATCAATGGTCGGATATGTAGATACCGAACGCACGATCACCAATGATGTACATGAGGTTTATAAGGTGCTCGGAATCGAGGCGGCTCGTCAGGCGCTCATCAACGAGATGCGCTTGTGTCTGGGAGAGGTGAAGCTGGATTACCGCCATCTGTCGCTTCTAGTAGACGTGATGACTACGAAAGGAACGCTATTCTCGATCGATCGTCATGGTATTAATCGCAGTGACATCGGCCCCTTGGCCAAGTGCTCTTTCGAAGAAACATCGGATATGCTTATCAAAGCGGGTATGTTTGCAGAGTACGATCCGATTAACGGTGTATCAGCCAATATCATGCTGGGTCAGGTTCCACCTTGCG